CTGATACTTCCTGTGCAGACGCTTGCACAGAACTCGCAGCCGTCGACCATCCCTGCCGCTGACGCGTCCTGCGACGGGCTGGCGCGGGCCTGCTCGGCAGCCGCGAAGGAACTTAGGGCGGCGCGTGAGCTGATCAAGGGCTACGAGGCGAATATCGCCGCCGCGGACGCCAGGATCGAACTCGCGCAGAAAGAGATCGAATCGCTGAAGCAGCTCGGAGACCTGGAGCGCGCACGGGCGGCCGAACTCGAATCGGTGATCACCGCCGAGCGTGAGGCCAAAGACGTTCTCATCAAGCTCAAGGAAGAGCAGGCGCAGCGGATCGCCGGACTGGAAAAGAAGCTCAGCCGGTCAAGGAAATTCGCCCTGATCGCGGGAGTAGCCGCCGTCGTGGCGATCCTGGTCGGAGTTCGCAGGTGAAGGATGAAGTGGCGAGATCGCAAAATCGAAACGGTGCGGATGCGCGTCGGCGACGTCCTGCCGCACCCGATGAATCCGAAGATTCATCCCGAGTCGCAGCTCGCGCCGTTGCGCGGGCTACTCGAGACCGTCGGCAAACTCGACAGTCTCAAAGCCTACCGCTCGGCGAGGGCGGGCGGGGCGCTCGTATTCTTCGACGGTCACGGCAGGCAATCGCTCGACCCTGACGCGGAATGGGACATTGATATCTATGACCTTTCCGACGCCGAGGCTGATCTCGCAGTCGCGACCTTCGACCCGATCGGATGGCAGGCCGAGCAAAGCCGGGCGAGGCTGGATGAATTGTTGAGGGAAGTTTCGACAGGCGACGCCGCTTTGCTCGAATTGCTTGCGAAAGAAGCAGAGGCGGCAGGGATCGCTCCGCCGTTTACCGAGAAAGCTCCAGGCGCAGGCGGCGATGAATTCGATACGACGCCGGATGAAGAGCAAACGCGGGTCCGATGCGGCGATTTGTGGCGGTTGGGCGAGCATCGTGTACTTTGTGGTGACAGTACGAAAGCAGAGGACGTTGATAAGCTGTTAGGCGGCGAGGCGCCGGTTTTGTTGGTCACCGATCCGCCCTACGGAGTTAATTATGATCCTGCTTGGCGTGAAGGCGTCGACCTGGGTGTCGGGCAGCGCTCCAAAGGCAAGGTCGCAAATGATGACCGGACTGACTGGGCCGACGCATATCGTCTATCACGCGCGGATATCGCCTATGTATGGCATGCGGGGCGATATGCGAGAGAAGTCGCCGAAAGTTTGCAAAGTGTCGGCTATGAAGTTGTGTGTCAGATCATTTGGGCGAAGCAGCATTTCGTCTTATCGCGCGGCGATTATCATTGGCAACATGAGCCTTGTTTGTATGCTGTCAAAAAAGGCGCAAAACATAATTGGCAGGGCGCTCGAGATCAGAGCACGCTGTGGCAGATCAAAAACAATAACTCATTCGGCAACGCGGAAGCGGAGAAGACCTGGGGACATGGGACCCAGAAGCCGGTTGAATGTATGCAGCAGCCTGTCTTGAATAATTCAGCCGCTGGCGATGTTGTTATTGATTTATTTGGCGGCTCAGGCACGACTCTTATCGCCTGCGAGCGGACCAACCGCAAAGCCCGAGTGGTCGAGATTGAGCCGAAATACGTCAATGTAATCCTCTCGCGCTGGGAGGCCGAGACAGGGAGGGAAGCGATATTACTGGAGTGCCCCAATGTCCAGAAAATCAACAAAATCAACGCCTAGAAAAAAGGCCGGGAAGCCGGTTGATACATCCTGGCATCCGCGCTTTATCGAGATTCTATCTCAATCCTGCAATGTGACGCTCGCTTGCAAGGGCGCCGGCGTGGATCGGGTCACGGCCTATAACCACAAGAGAGACCTGCCTGACTTCGCTGCTGCCTGGGAAGACGCGAAGGAAGGGGCGATTGAGATTTTGGAAGCCGAAGCGTGGCAGCGCGCGCGAAAGCAATCTGACCTGCTAATGATTTTCTTGTTGAAGGCGCATAAGCCGGAGAAGTACAGGGAACGCACCGAAGTGGATTTAACCAGCAGCGGCAAGCCGCTAATTGAGCCTCTTATCGCCGCACTGGAAAAAGCGTATGGGAATAGTAAACAACAGCCAACCGCGATGCGAGACTAACGGAACATGTCACGAGGGCGCAATGCTCTTTTAATGAAGCTTACATGAGAACAACGCCAGCTCCTGGTCGAATGGGTCGCTGAGGGCCTGGAGCTGTGGGAAATCAACCAGCGTCGCGGCGATGGCCCGGCCGCCGCCATCGGGTACGATCTGATGGCCCGGTTGATCGATCCTGAGGAGGCTCCGACTCTCGGAGGTGCGAGAAATCCTCTAATCGTTCGTTAGATTCCCGATAAAGAATGCCGCCAGGTGTCTGGAATGTTGACGCCTGGCGGCTTTGCTAAATCAAGCTTTTCGCTTGATCGGAGTTACCGCTTGTCCTTTGGTGGACAAGGATCGTGACCGTGACTGTCGGAACGTTGAATCCGACCGTCTCGACCATGAATCACCAATTCGGTCTGTTGATTACGGCTGACTTGCCTCCCGTAATCAATTGTTTCCTGCTTATTTGGGAAGTGTGCGGTCGCCCGTTCTGCGCCGCCTCTTCGAAGGTCCCAACCGCCTGATGGGTTGGGAACCACATGGTGACTATTACGTGACATTACGAAAAATCCTCTGGCAAGCAAATGTAAGTGGGATGTTTACAGAGAGAAAAAGGCGTGTTAGGCTGCATTGTGAACACAGTTTTACACGACCGCTGAACAAGTTGCACGGCCTGCCAGCTTCGCTTACTTGTTCAGCGGTTTTCCATTTTTCCGCCAACGGCGAAATCATTAATACACTATATCTTGTATATATTGCAATCGTTAAGCGCAATATCTTGTGCGGCTTCTTTGTTATTGTCTTAATTGCGGTCATCGAGTGGCAGTATAAGGCCTAGATTTTGACAATGCAAGCGCAAAACTTTGTCAATATATAGGCTGAAATAGTTCTTGACCTTGGCGCTATTCTGACTTTATACTGACCTTCGTTGCCAGTGGTATCAGCTTCGACCCCTGGAGTGATTTACAGTTTTACGCTAAATAAGGAGGCAACAATACATTCACTCACGCCCGACGGAGGAGAGACATGATCACCAACACAATCCCTTATATTGATCCGCAAGTTCAGCACGTAGGAGTGAGCAAGCTACGTAGTCTTAATGCAACCAATCTAAGCACTTTAGATAAGACGCTGGTCATTCAAGATAACGATACGCCCCTGGCGGTACTGCTCACCTACGAACAGTTCTTGCAAATGCAACAACAACTTCAAGCGGTGCTTAACGCTATTGAGATGATCACAAACAAGACTGAGGCGGCAGCGCTGGTTGCAGGTCTTGAAGATGCGCTAGCAGAGCGCACTAAGCCCGCGTCGGAGGTTAAACGCTCTTTGAAGAGGTAACAGGAGCGGGTTACGGGAGGAGCACCGGGTGGCAAAAGATTCCTGTCAGATCGAATTTACCGCACAAGCAGAGAAGGCGTATTTGCAATTATACGAGGATGCTCAGATTTGCCTAGATAATGGACTGGACAATGACTTAAAGGTGGTTGTCTTTGAACGCGCAAACGACATCCTTTTCACAATTATCCCTACCGAACCGTTCAATCCCAATTGGAGGATGCCCGGTACGCTTTCCAAGTATTATCGGATTACGGTATCGGGAATATGCGTTTGCTATCTTGCCATGCCGGAGCTATCAAAAGTGCTGATCCTTTACATCATACTAAGTCAGCGCAAAGATTGTCACAGCGGTGATCCGTATTCCTTACTGACTAAGATGATTCGCGATGGGCGGGCTGAAGCATTTTTAGCGCAACTAGGTTTAGGTGACAGCCCAATAACGCGCACCTTCCGCTCTAACGTGTCCCACTAATCAGGAGGTTTCTTCATATTTCTCTTGCAATCGAAAAGCCTTAATCCGTAGAATCAAACTTCGGTCTTGAAAATCTCGGCGCGCGCCATTGTGCGGTTAAGTGCCTCGTGCTTCTCGTAGGCCAATTCGTCCAGAAAAATGGACAAACTGGCCTTTTTCGTTTTATGGGCAAGCGATCGCGAGCAAAAAGAAAAGATTCCGAACCGTCGACATAAGCGATGAAGCTCACGAAGGAACAACGAAAGCTGCTGATCGAATGGGCCGCCGAGGGATTGGATCTCAGAGAGATCAATCAGCATGCGGCCCAGCGCGATCCCGCGTTCGAGGTCGAATACCTTCAGCTCAAGCACGTCCGGGCCCGGGCGCAAAAGACTTATTCCCAGATCAAGGAAGATTTCGAACGCGAGGCTCTCAATGAAGGCCTCGCCCGCCAGGCTGTCAGGCTGCGCGAGAAAATGGCGCGCCATGACCTGCTCAAACAGGTGATCGCCGAGCGGGCCGACCATGTGGAGATGCAGGATGCGCCGGGCGGTAAGACAGGCCTGCTTACTCTGGACTATAAGGGGAAATATGCGGATCGCGCGGTCTACAAACTCGACGCCGCGCTCCTGAAGGAGATGCGAGATATAGAACGTGAAATCGCCATCGAACTCGGCCAGTGGACGGAGAAGAGGGAACTGACGGGCGCCGGCGGCGAGCCATTACTGGACCCGCTCGTTGCCGCGCTGGAAAAGGCCTATGGCAGCGGCAAAGAACAGCCAGCTACGGCTGATTAAGGAACTCGCGACCGAATGTGCGATGACGGCGCGGGAACTCGGCGCGCCCCGGGACCAGATCGAAAACTTCTTCCGCGGGCAGTACATTCCCCAGCCGAAACAACTCCAGTTCCACGCCGCGTGCAGACTCGCGGACCTGCCCGATGGTCCTGATCAGATCGGCTACGGCGGCGCACGT